CACTGGAGGAGTCTATCTATAAGCATCCAGCCACAGGCATGGCTGGATAGTTATTGAGGCTTATCTGTGTACGTACCTATTGATTCGGAATGGATATGTGGGGTGAAAGCAATGTCCGATATAGTACATTCTTTGTCTATAATTACATCGCCTTTTATATGCGTTTTGGGTGCGTCAATTGTTACTGATTTGCTTGACTTGAATACAATACCCTCACGAGAGAGGTGCACACATTGCCCCTCGTGATCATAAATAGCGACGTCACCTACATTAGGCAACGGCAACTGGTAACGGCGGTCATAAACAGATATAACCAAACCAAACCCCTTATCACCCGCAGGAAAAACGCTTAATGTATCAGCGCCAATATGGGGTAAGTGTGTAAAACCGTAGGGTAGGGCATGTTCTAAATCTTTACGATCCTCCCCTTGCCTGATGGTTAAATCAACCTCTTGCAAGGTTTTACCTCGTTTAAACAATTTGGCTTTACCGATGGCGATTAGGTTACGTAGGTTCGATATCATAAGCGGCGGGGTCAACTAGAGTTAATTCGGTTTGGTGTCCAGCGTTATCTGACACCGTATAAGTAAGACTGATAATCAGCATGACTTGGTCATAGCCCAAACGCGGACTAATCAGATGTACCCGCTGCCCCACATTCCAAATTTCATTGGGTGTGTGCTCCCAGCCTTGTACCATTATATTAGCTCGCCTACCTTTAGCAGCCCGTACTTTTAGCTCCCAATTAGCACGAGTTTGTAAATTTAGGCTACTGGATTCAGCTAACTCCACATCTTGTACTAGCACTCGGCTAGGGCGACTGTTAGGGTCTGTAACAGTTAAGGTTTCAGTTTTGCCCTCTTTGCCTTGCGCGTAAAATACGTACCGACCAAACTGTGACGTACTATCATGACTGGCTTTAGCGCTAAGGATATTAATACCTTCAATCAAGCGTTTATGGAGTTCAGTTTGCGGCGGCTTAGCTATGTGTAGCACTCCATCACCTAATGTATATAGGAGCAAAGCGCGTTGGCTTGCATGGTCTCTTAGCACTTCAAAAATGGTTTCTCCACCACTCACTACCGCCTTATCAAACGGCTCACCAGCGTTAGGACAGTCAATACTAATAGCGGTATTTTTTACTAATTCACGGGCTAAAGCGTCCATTTTGACATTAGCTAGTTCACCGTTAGGTAATTCGGCACTGGTATCCATTAAGTCGCCTGTAATATCCCTACCTGCTACCGTAATACTATGGCTTTTACTATCGTATGAAGCCTCTAGTACTTCAACATACCCGTCTATAACCACTGTATTATTAATGAGTACTTGGCAACGGTCACTGGTTTTAATGTGATGTTTGAGCAAATCTGGCTGATTATATTCCGTAACCTCCAAACTAAATTCACCGGTTGTTTGCTCCATTGAGCGGGTGATTCTGATCGTTTTCCACCAGTTATACTCCCCGCTTGGGGTTCGCAAGGTTACTTTCATTTCAGCACCTCAACAAGCTTATGAGTACTAATAAACAGGGGATGTATGACGTGGGGATTACGCTGTTGTAGAGCGTCAAATTGGCTCATTAACTGATACTCGCGCCACGCCAATACTAAGGCGGGCAACTCACTTTTCAGCTCTACATAGTACACATGAGGCAAAGTGTTAAGTTGTTGTTCGGCAGCGTTATCGACTAGTACTAATAAATCCCGTAACACATTAATAACGCTCATAATCTGCAAGGGTAATAAATGCGCGACTTTATCCGGTACGACAGCTAATGGGGTTTCTATTAAAGCAACGGTCTTAAGGAGTTGAGCGTGTAAAGTTTGCCGCAAGTTCATCGCCTCCTCCACTGACTCATAAGCCACCCGTACTGTATTGACCATAGCTAGTCCCAACAAAGCGGGCTGGAGGTGCTGTAACAGGTGATCGGTCGGCAATAGCACCTCATAAAGCTGATTTAATACGGCTAAACCGCCGTAAATCGCGCTAGTCCTCAAACGCGGTAAATGGGCTAGCTGTGTCCACTGACTGGGAGGATAAGGCAAGTTAGGTACAACGGGGGCTAATAAGGCAGTATGTAAAACAGGAGCGGCTTGACTGGGTTTTAATATTAGTTCACCTGTTAACCCATTAGGTAAACCGTTGGAGGTAGCCAGAGTTAGACCACTTTGTTTATACGCTTTTTGGACTTGGCTCGTTTGGTTTTTTAACGGGGCTACCGTTAAACCGCTTTGTATAACAGTCGCTAAACGCTCTGTAATTGCTGTAGTGAAAGTACTATGAGTAGTCACTAAATCAGCAGCAACATTGCGGCGCATTTCACCGTACATAGTTTGCCCTGCTTGGGCAAAATTTAGGGTAAATTTAGTAATACGCTGTTGCTGATCAGACGTAAACGGGCAACTATCTACAACAATTACAGACTGCAACCCATATTCCGGATGAATTAAATCCCCAGGGCCTGCGGTTTCAATAGCTTGTATTAAGGCGTTACGGCGTAAGTCGTGATCATCCCCTATAATATAAGCATTTAACGTGTATTTACGCGCTTTTCCTCCTAAATCCTCAGTACTAGGAGTATCTTGATACGGGTACTCATGTACGATAGTACGACGCCCTACTTCAGTACTTAGTGATTCTGTAAGGAATTTTACCCCTCTAAAGCTAGCCTCTTGCCACCGCTCGCTCCATGTGCCCGCTACTAGGCTTTTAGTTTGCATCATAACGCGGCTCCCGCTTGTTTACCGACATTAAAGCGGCTATCCCCTACGGACTGTTTAGACTCAATGTTATACGCCACACCCGGGGCTGCTTTAATATTGAGATTTAAGTCATGTTGTCCACGCATTTCGCCTACAACTTTTTGCAACGCGGCGGCGGGGGTTTTAATGGGTTTAGCAACTGTACTAGCCCCTAATTTGTTTTCAATTCCGGTAGCAATATTGGCACGTAATGCCATTTCAAAATCACGGCGCAAGGGGCGTTCATAGTGTTTAGAGATTACCGCCGCAGCTTGTTGTGCAGTTTGCGCCGCTTTTAGCTTAATACCAGCCCCGACCTCTTGACCGCGTGTTAACTCGTAATGCACAAAACGCAACTGCTCCTCAAATGTAGAGCTTTTAATACTTTTACCAAATACTTTAGCAAATTGAGCTTGTCTATCCCCATGCCATTGTGCCAATCCGTAAGCTTTACCGCCGTCACCATGGATAGTATGATTAAACTCACTTTCTTGTTTTAAATTAGCAGCGATACCAATGGCTTGTTTTTCTGTCCAACCCAAACCCTTAAAAGTATCAATGGCTTGCCTCATGCGATCGGTCACATTCACTTTTTGAGCACCCGCTACAATGGGCACAACGTTATTCATGATTTGATCTTTACCGCCTGACTTCCACCAATCTTGAGCCAAGCCTATGACTGCCCTACCTGTTTGTACGGTCTGTACTGTATTTACAATAGCTTGACCCGTGGCTTTACCTAGAAGTTCTGGATCATTTTTAAAGGGATTGTATTGATCTGCTAACTCATAGAGCCTATTCCATTTGTCGATTAGCCAGTCTAGCCCCTCTTTGGCTTTATTAATCGCTCCTGTAAAAATACCCGTCCAGTTTACCTCGCTTAAAGACTGCGTTAGGCTGTCCCACTTGTCTTTCAACCAATCTACCGCTTTCCAAAACGTGTCAATGGGGTGCTGTATCATCTCAAATACAGCTAATACTTTTTTACCCCACGATGTTTCTCCTAAGTACTTTTTGACCTCAGCCCAATGGGTATATAAGTAGTATGCCCCTGCTGCTAATGCAGCAAAGGCAACAATTGCTAAACCTATGGGACTAGTCAATAACAACATTGCGCCACGTACTAATAACATTACCCCACGCCCTGCTAATAATGCAGCGTTCCATGCTAACTGCCCTACTGTTGCTAATGCCACACGAGCCGCAAATAGTGTTAAAAACCCTATTAAACCCACTGCTCTGACTGCAATCATTGCAATACGAGCAACACTCATTACCCCAGACCATACTGCTGTAGCTAATGTGGCTACTTTAGTAATAACGACATAAGCGGCTATAGCACCGACCAGCCCAATAGCTGCTGACCCTAGTACTTTTGTTGTAGTACTCAGCTCATCCCAATGATCATAAAGATATTTAGCCCCAATAGTCGCCGCTGCTAATGTGGCCACAATCAATCCTGCGGGTGTTAAAAAGGCAAACATGATTCCAATCAAAGCGGCAAAACCCTGAATAAAGGCGGAAAAGAACGATATGGCGTAAAGGGCTGCGAATACTTTGGCTAGATTTTCCCAGCCGCCGACTAAGTCCTTGACCCAGACGACCGCATCGATGATAAATAGCCCAACTTTATAAAGCCCCGTTCCAAACTCACTTATCGCATCAATCGCGGGTTTAGCTTTTTGCCAGATCGTATCCAGCCATTCCCCTAGACTTTTGCTTTTAACTTTTGCCAGAAATTCAGCAAAGTATTGATTAAATTTTGTCAATAAATCCGTGGCAATAGGGCCTAGTACTTCTTTAAATTTACTCCCGCTTTTATTGAGCCAGTCCCAAAACTGACTTAGGGCTTGTCCGCTGTATTGCTTGAGGCTGTTAAAATGCTGTGATAGTACGCCTAATTGCCCCCCTAATGCGGGAAAACGGGCGGTAATTTGTGGGAGTAGCGTCCCCCAATTACGCCACGCGAGTACACCACCTGCTATGGCTAGGTGGCTAAGTTTGACTTGACTAATAATGGCTTTTAATAGCGGACTGAGT